ACACCATATAAAGAGGAAGAGAAGGGAATCGAACCCCCAACACGCTCTTAACGTGCTACTTGTTTTCAAGACAAGCTCCTCGTCCATTCGGACCTCTTCCTTATAGTTGTCCTCGAAGGGTTCGAACCTCCACGCTCCGAGTCAAAGTCGGATGCCCTGCCAATTAGGCGAGAGGACAATATTACTGTAGCGATAACAAGACTCGAACTTGTAATTAGACCTTATGAGAGTCCTGTGATAGCCAGTTTCACCATATCGCTATTTAAGCCGAGAGTGGGAGATTCGAACTCCAACCTTTACCGTGACAGGGTAACATGCTAAAACCGTTACACTACACCCTCGTTTATTGTGGTACAAGTGAGAATCGAACTCACGTAAATGTCCCAGGGCTTCAACCTAGCGCTAAACCATCTCAGCTACTGTACCATATTTTAAGTGCACCTTTTCAGACTCGAACTGAAAACCTCTTCGTTATGAGCGAATTGCTCTAACCAATTGAGCTAAAGGTGCAATTCAGTGGACCGTAACGAACTCGAATCGTTATTTTCTGCGTGCAAGGTAGATGTAATAGCCTTTATACCAACAGCCCAAATTTAAGTAGTTCCTATCTGATTCGAACAGATGATCTTCTCGGTGTAAACGAGACGCTTTAAAACCAACTAAGCGAAGGAACCATACAGTCTATGTGAGTGGATTCGAACCACCGATCTCTTGACCCCAAATCAAGTGGGTATAGCCAACTGCCCGACACATAGATATTAAGTAGTGATAATGAGACTCGAACTCATAGCCTTTCGCGTATCAGGCGAATGCTCTTAAACCAATTGAGCTATATCACTGTTTTAAACTATCCAACACTTGTACTTTATGTTGGAAGAAAACTATTACGTTTCTTAAACGCTGTCAACCATCTCTGAGTTTTCTTTTCGTTTTAGAGCCTCTTACCGGAATCGAACCGATTTATCCTGATTACAAGTCAGGCGCATCACCTTTTATGCTTAGGAGGCATTTATTGCACGGGTGGAGAGATTCGAACTCCCATCAAAGGTTTTGGAGACCCGTATGCTACCATTGCACCACACTCGTGTATTTTAATTTCTGTGCGCCTGGAAGGATTCGAACCTTCGACTCCCTGGTTAAAAGCCAGGTACTCTAAATAACCGCTGAGTTACAAGCGCGTAACAATGTGCCAGCACTAGGACTCGAACCTAGGAACCCGTTAAGGAGGTGATTTACAGTCACCCGCAATTGCCGCTATGCGATACTGGCTTCTATTTTGAGGGATGGGAGAATTTCGAAATCTCGACCCGTTGGTTAACAACCAACCGCTCTGCCTCTGAGCTACCAACCCTTATAGAGCAGGAGATGAGAATCGAACTCACATCTTCGACTTGGAAGGACGACATAATTTACCATTATACGACTCCTGCTTTTTAATCCCAATATTTCAAATAACTTTCTTCTATAAAGATAATAAACTTTTTTAAAAAAGCTAAGCTTTTATATAGAAAAAGAAAAGCCTTGAATTTATTTTATCCAAGGCTTAAAATTATATTTATTATATTATTTATATTAATACATTACCTTGGACGTTGTTTTTTATAATTACCCCATGTAAACGGTGATTGAACCCCGTCCGCTATAATCATACTACAGCTAATGCGATAATTACTAATATGTCTAAGATTTGTTTTCATTCAATAATACGTATGTAAAAATTTTTATTCCTTATATTTTTTTTAAAACTTGTTTTTGTGCTTCTGGTGAGACTCGAACTCACACGGACCTTTCGGTCCAAGGGATTTTAAGTCCCTCGCGTACTGCCTAATTTCGCCACAGAAGCGTTTTACTATTATAAATAACTTTATCAGGAATCTCGGATTAGTATTTCTACTACGCTTCACACATCATTAGAGAGTTGAGTATTTCTACTTATCCTTAATGTGTACCCTTGTGTCACTGCTCTCCCAGCTAGTTATTCTACACTTTTTATAATAGTATTTTAGAAGCGGATACTGGATTCGAACCAGTGGTTTCCTTTTGGGAAACTCGAGCTTATGAGACTCGCGAGATAGGCCTGACTTCTCTAATCCGCTATATATCTTAGAAAATTTTATGTAACTGAATATTTAATCTACGTTTAAAACATTCCCATTTTATATTCATAACATTGTATCTTCTTATTACCTTTAATTCACGTTTAAGTTTTGGATATTGCTTAAACAATTGAAATAATAAATTTTTATCTTCATTTAAAATAGAATTAAATTCAAATTTACCATTTATTAAACTAGCTAATTCTTTATTAATTCCTAATACAGGATCTTTTACACTTATATAAATATGGTTAAGATCGAGATCTTTCCTAATTATTAAAGACTTGTTATTTTTTAATAACGTTGATGAAATCAAATTGTTTTCTTTTGCTATCATAACTTTTATTTTATATTTGACTATATCAAACACAGTGGCGAGCTCCTATACTCAACTCCACTGTGTGATGATAGTTAGGATCAGTTAAAAAATGTTTTATATTGTAAATAAAATCTTTTACGTATAATATCATTATCCAATGACTTTAATAACCCAGTATATCTACTTCCTACTTCAGAATATCTTTGTTCTATTTTTGGAAGATAGTATTTTTCTAATCGTTTATAATCCTTAATACAATCTTGATATGTTTTATAATAAGCATGTCCATTTTTCTCTCCTAATGCTTCTTTTTGACCAACATATTTAATTCCTAGTAAATTTTTATTTTCAACACAAATTTTAGATTTGTATCTTTCAAATGTATTAGGGTTTGTACTTTCAGCTTGCATTTGTAAAAATGCAACTCCTGGCATTGTTATTTGCTGCTTTATTAATTCAGCTAATAATGTTGAATCATTTAATTTAAATTCAATACTATCTTTTATTCTAAAATTAGAAACACATCTATAATTCTTATTTCCAACACTAATTGTTGAACATGATATTGTTAAAAATAATAATATTGAAATTGCAATATAATTTATTTTTCTTGTTTTAGGTTTAACTCCTATTAAAAAACATTCAATACACCAATGTGTTTTGTATTCTTTTGAATACATTGTTTTACTATGATTACACATAACCTTTATTTTTTATTGCTATAAAGATAATATAAAAAATCTGAAAAGCCAAACTTTTTTAAAAGTCTTTTTTATATTTTAAAACTGCTAAATCTTTAGCTTTAGCTTCTATTTCAGTGTCAAATTCTAAACCAAACGTTTCAATTTTTTCATAAATATAATCTGCATGTGCTGTATGTTTACATTTAGCGTCCTCTAAAGATCTTCTAGATGACATATGAGTTATAGGTTTAGTTTTCCACGTAGAAACCGCTAATTTTAACGCTTCCTCCATTGTTTGACCACTTGGGCCGTAATTAAAATGATGTTGATCAAATACAATAGGAATACCGATTCCTGTGTGAATTAAATCATACAACATTTTTACAGAATACTGTGCTGGTTTATCATCATTTTCTATAGTCAAACGTTTTCTACATGACTCAGAAAGCAATTTATAATTAGCACAGAACTTTTTAGCTACCTCTTCTTTAGTAGGAGCAGATGTACATAAATGTATATTAATTGGATAATAAGTTGATTGTTCTAATCCCATTAAATCTAATAATTCAGCATGTTTATTTAATTCATCAATTGTTTTATTAACAACTGCTTGATTTTCACTAGCTAAAACATTAAATGGTCCAGGATGATGTGAAACTCTAAGATTATTTTGTTTTACTTTATCACCAATAAAACCTAATATTGTTTTAATTCTATCAAAATCAGGTAAATCTTTAAACTCATAATTACTCATCCATGGTAAAGATTCAGAACTAAAACGATATAAATCAATACCTTTTTCAATATTGTAATCTAATATTTTTAGAGTATCATTAAGATTCATTATTGACAATTCAGAAACATATTTAAGTCCTCTAGCGGTAAATGTTTTTTTAATCATACCTCTATTTACTTGTAAATGATCTTCTTTTTTCTTACCAATATTACATCCTAATGGAATACAACAATACCCAATTCTATTCATATTACGTATGCATTTTTTATTTTTTATTGCTATAAAGATAAAAAGGAAAATCTGAAGAGCCAAACTTTCTTTAAACCGTATGTGGTACTATCCATCGAACACAATCCTGAGATAATCTATTAATGTGTTTATAATTGTTAATATATCCTTCAATGTTAGCACTACCAACTGCATTAGCAGAATGTACTCTAACTGGTACCACAGGTTTACCATCCATCCACTGTTCAACTAACCACTTCGCGCAATCCATTCCTGTTTTTTCAGTTATATTGTTATAGTCTAACTTATAGTTATGATATACATTAGTGTGCCATTCTTTCATTGCAGAGTCTCCTAAATCGTGATCTAAAGAAATTAATTCAATATTTTCTAATCCAATTTCATTAACTTTATTTACGAATTCATCATAACTTCTAACTATCACCCAACTATCAATATTAAAATCTGGGTTTTCTGATATTGAGTTAATTGGTGTTCTTACGTCATCTAAGTAAATATATTTTTTCATTTTATTTAAGGTATATAAAGATTTGTTGGATTATTGACATGGGTTTCAATAGTCGGAAATTGCTCTTTAAACTTTTGTCTATTAAAAGATTTAGTAATCAAATGCATTCCAGTTTTGGATGGAACTTGAGCTATTATTTTCTTTTCACCAAAAGGTTCAATTGTGTCTAAAAAATTCATAATACTACCTTGCATTGGCAAATCATGTTCATCTAAATCAATAATCCAATGTTTATCTGAGCCTTTGTTTTCACCACATACTGAATTGTATATTTTAGATACATCAAAATTATTGCATCTAATATCACGAGCTAATCTTTCTAAACAATCCAAAGCTACATCTCTGTTATTTCTAGGATTGAGATTGATACCTGCTCTTGCTTTAAACATTTCACATAATCCTATAATTTCAGAAGTATATCTGTTTAATTGTTCAATTGAATAAATGTAGTATGCTTTAATAAGTCGATTGTTGTTGTTAGAACCTAGATATCTGATTCTATCACCTCCATCTTTATCAAAGTCTTTTTTACGTTGAATGACTTGTAGAAAATAAAAATGATTTTCATCTTTAAAAGTCAATAACGGTTTTATTATTTCGAAGTTGTTTAATATCATTTATTTAAATTTTTCCAATATTCATCACCATAAGCACAAAATATTTCTTCTCCATTATGTATATCTCTTTCAGCTACTAAATAAACAATAGCATTTTCATCTTGTTCTATATAAGAATTATTCTTATATATTTTATGATTTAAAGCATCATTAGCGAATTTAGCATATGAAAATTGCAATTCACAATCTAATGTAATTGTGTCATTTATTTCAATAAGATATTTAGAATTTTCAAATATATCAACAAAATCGTTATTAATGTAGTATCCTTTGAAAATATCAATTATTTCACCTTTTTTGATAAAATCAAAAGTAAATAATCCTATTCCTGCGTCATTAATATTTGAATCTGTTATATATAATTTCATGATTTTATTTATAATAATTTAATCTAATCCCACCAGCCCTCGATATGTCGCTCTATTAAAGAAAATAATAATTTACGAGCTTGATTATGTTTAAACATACCAATATTCATAGCAATGTGATGTTTAGTATCATTTTTAAACACAACATCCTTACCTGTTAAAATTCTTTTGTAAGTAGCTTTGTGCTTTGCAAAATAATCATCAAAGTTTTCTGATAGTTCGGTTGATTTTAGTGTTTTAAAACCTTTTGATGCTCCATATTCACCAGGTTCCAAATCAACAAATTCAAACTTTGTTTCATGGTAATCACCATATTCCATCCTATAATATTCATCTTGAACTTTCTCAATCAATCTAACACAAAGCATCATGCGTTCTGAATCTTTTTTGGCATTGGTGTGAAAATCTCTATCACCAATATACTTTGCAGTGTTTTTCAATTTAAACTTCAATACATCAAAGATGTAACCGTCATCATAGTCTCTGTCTTTCCAGACGATAGGTAACCATTTAAAGATATTTTTTATACCTTTAACAAGATCTTTAGGATAGAATTGACCTTCAAATTTAAACCAAAGTCTTATTTTTTTAAATTTATTCATAATTTCTATTACTTTTTTAAAGTTTATTCATAATCTCTAATTTCTATAACTTTAGGAAATCTTAATGAACCATCTTCAGTCATTTCAAAATATTTAACAGTTGCTTCTTTTCCTATTAATTCATCACGTTTATTCCATAACTCTGTTAAATATTCCCAGCTTCCATTTACTGCCGCATCAAACTCAACTCCGTTTTTTGTTTTGAATTTTAATTTACCTATTTTTGAACTTAAATTACCTTTTCCTTCTTCATAACCAATTATAGTAAATTCTTCATCTTTAAAATCTTTATGTTTTAAAAGATACTTTGAACGTTTATTTTCATAAACAGTATCAAGTCTTAACATTTGACCTTCATATCCACTTTTAATGTAATTTTTATACATTTCATCTACTTCATCTATTTTAGAAAGAACATGAGTTACTACTTTGACACAACATTCTGAAAGTTGTAAATTATGAATAGCTTCTATTCGTTTTGTAAAAGTATCTTCATAACTAGGAATATCATATATGTAATATTTTATATATTTTAAACTAGTCATTAAATCTGGAAGTGTAGGTTTTGTTTTACGTACACACGAAATAATAGTATTAAAATCAGCTATATCTTTTTCAGCATATAATTCTCCATCTAAAATTAAATCAGAATTTTCTTCAAATAATGGTTTTAATGATTCAAAAATATGAGGAGCAGAAACAATTTGTTTACCATTTCTAGACCACATACCATCACTTTTAATAATACATCTTACACCATCATACTTTGGTTGAGATGATAGTGGAAATTTAATTTTATCTTTATAATCATTCCAATCATGGGCTAACATAGGTTTAAAAAATACAGGTGTATCAATATCATTAATATTTTCAAATGAACCCATCTCAATACGTTTACGATGTAAAGCAGTTGCTTCTGCAAGTGCTTGTTCATTAACATTAGTTTCATTTTTCTTACCTAAATTTTTACCTTGACATTCAGTCCAAGAAGACACTACTTTTTCTCCATCTGTAAATCCCGAAATTGTTCTATATTTATTACTTTCAACTTCTATAGTCCATTCAGAAATTTTATTCGTTACTGATCTTTTGTATAATGTTGTTAATTTTTTCATGTTATAAAAATAATAAAGAATTTTTGAAAAGCCAAATTTTAATTAGATAAATCTTTAAAAGACAAAGAATGAGGAATAGGTTTTTTATTTTTTACTGCTACAAATGTAAACATTGCTGTACAAAGTTTTTCAATATTTCCATGCATATCTTCTCGTGTTACTTTAACTTGTATTAATATTGATGATTTACCTAATGATTTTAATACTGATTTAATTACTATTAAATCACCAATGTGGCCAGGACATATAAAATCTACTTTATCCATTGATGCTGTTACTGCTCCATCTGCATCAGTACTATAGAGTAATTTTCTAGCTAATGTCGCTGCTGCAATGTCCATTTTGGCTAAAAGCACTCCACCAAATAATGTTCCTGCAAAATTAATATGTTCAGGAAATACTGTAAAATCTGTTGTGTATTCTGTTATCATTAAAATTGAAATAAAAAGTTATTGTTTTTATCAAATACTCGAGTAATAGTAATTCCACCTTCATACATAAAGTATTCTAATACAGTTGAATACATTTGATTAATAGCTTGTAAATTCCAAGGCATTGTAGGTGGTCCTTGTATAAATGTATCAAATGTTTCAGTTGCTTCTAATCTTAGAAGATATTCATTTACTAATATTTTTACTTCATCTAATGAAGGATTAGTTTTTAAAATTATATTTTTGATTTCGATATCTGACATAACCTTGATTTAAAAAGGTCCTAACTAAGTTAGGACCATTAAGTGTTTTATTTAATTACAAAAAGATAGCAACGTCTTTATTTTTTGTTCTACTTTTAGATAAATTAAATAATTCTTTAGCCATGTCTTTTTTAATTGTTCTACGACCAGCTAGAACATTTAAAATGTGTGAACGTGAATATGTTGTACTTGCGTATAACACGTTTGCATCTCCTTTTCTTTTTCTTGCTGTATAGAAAGCTAACACAGCTGTTGGATTTAATTTTGTCATTATTTTAATAATTTAATAACATAAAGATAATAAGGAAAATCTGAAAAGCCAAACTTTTATTTTTTCTTTTTCTTAGCTAACTTTTTTTCTAATTTAGCTTGCTTAATGGGATCTACCCATTTAGATGTGTATGTTATTTCAACTTTTATAGGACCGTGTGTAGTTTTAATTGAATCGTAATACCATATTTCTTTAGTTCCATCATTATTTTCATAATGACGTGTAAATTTATTTTGTTTTTCTTGTATTACTTCTTTTGGTCTTCCTCTTGACATCTATTTCAGTTTGTAGTTTTTTAATTGTATTGAGTATTGTACTACATTCTTCATATAGTTCATTTTTTTCAAATGCTGGTAGGTATTTTTCTAATTCTTCTTTAAATAATTCTCTTTTTAAAGTTATATCATAAATTGCTTCAGTTTCTTTTACTAAAACACTCAATACATGAATATTTTTTTTAGTTGTTTCTAAATTTTTTAAAATAGTTTTTACTATAGGTTCTGCTACTTTAAAATCACAGTTATCTACTAATTGTTGTAATTCATCGATTGTTTCGACCTCTATTTCTTTTACCATTTAGAATAATTTAAATATATCTTTATTAATTATTTTATTTTTTAATTTAGAATTTTTTTCATCAGTATCTAACATTTTAGATGCTAATTTTTCTAAATGGTCACTTTTAGTTTTTTTATAATCACTTAAAATTTTTTTATGTTTATTTATTTTTTCCATTACCATTTTGAAATAAATTCTTCACCACTGTTACTTTTATCTTCTTCCCATAATCCAATTTCCTTAAGACGTTGTATATTATAATCATCTAATTCAAATTGAACCATTTCTTGATTTACATTATTTACTGAAGTGTGACCTTCAATTTGTAATAAATCTTTCTCGTTATAAATATTACCTACACTTATAAAGTAACAGTTATAACAAAGCAATTCTACATTTCCATTTAGATAATTTTTTTTATTGTTATCTTTAAAATGCATTAGTAATGGAATTTTATAATCTATAATTCTATGTTCATTATATCCACATAATGCACATTGTTCTGGTAAGATATGTTCTTGAATTAATTTATCTTTAATTTGTTGAGGTGTAAAATGAGCATAGTTTATTCTACCTTCAATAATATCTAGTACTGCTGGTATTTTACGTTTTCTTGAACCTTTTTTACTCCATTTAGGTATTCCTTTACCTTGTCTATTTAAATGTTTATTAAATAAACTAACATTATCTGTTTCATCTTTATATAATTGAGCATATCTTTTATATAAGGGATAACTTACAGCAAGATAGCGTGCTGCTGCTCGATTTGAGCCCGTAGCACGCATTGCTCTTAATATATCTTCTTTAGATAAGAATTTTTTAGATGGCATCGTTATTTATATCAAATTCTAAATTATCTGAAGAATTTAATAATTCAAATAAATCTACAGCATTTTTTATAATGAATTCGTCTCCTGATTTATTAATTAATTTATTAATAGTTCCATCTTCGTTTTTTCTACTATATATGTACCAAAATATTACAGCTGATTTTTCTATACCAAAAATAAGTCTAATTAAATTTTCTATAATAGAATAAAGAGGCATATCATAAAGATTTAAATCAATACCGAATTTATCATAAAGTTCATTTTGATTATCCCATGTTTCTTCCCATGTTGTAACTAATTTTATAAATAACTGCTTTGCTGCTAATATTTGATCTATTGTTTGAGATTTTATTTCTGTTTCAACTTTTAAAATCTCATTAAATAACTTATGTAGTTCGGGTTGATTTCTCATTTACATTAAAAATTTTTAAAAACTCAATTAATGGTAGCTTTTTTATTTCAGCAAAATACAGTTCTGCCTCTTCTTTATTATTAAATTCTCCACTATTTATAACTTCATGTGTTATATCATTATTTATTGATAGATTGAATTTTTTCATATTTTTTCTTTAATTTATTAATAGAAACACATACTTCATATTCTTCTTTTTCTTCATAATATTTAATTAAATTATCTAACATATCTTTAAAATCTTTCTGTTTAATAGTAACTGTACAGTCTAAATTAATTATATTAACAATTTCAGCAGTTTCTTTTTTAGATTTTATTGCGTCTGTTAAAGATGCTAATGTTTCTTTCATTACTATTTTTATAAATTCTTCAGATTTAGATAAATTTAATAAATCTTCTTTATTATTAAATAATAATTCTATATTATGAGGTTCTCTTTTTTTAAGAGTTTTACGTGTTTTACTTAGAATTGATTTCTTCATTTTGTATAGCGTTTATATTGTTAGATGTTTCACCTTTATTACCCCAAATTTTAACGCCTAAAAGTGCAGCTCCAATACCAATAACAACTACTGCTTGATTAATAATATCTATTGTTTTATCACCCCACATTTTATCTCCTACTCCTAATAGAAATGCAATTCCTCCAATAAAAATGATATATGAACCAGCTGTAGATGTAGCTGACGTTTTTCCGTTATCGTTACTTGTCATTTCTCCAAATGAGAATTTTGTAATATTACCTATTTGTACCATATTATTGTTTGGTAATAAATATGGTAATTTTATTTTTTATCTCTTATAAAGATAATAAAAAATTTTTGAAAAGCCAAATTTTTTAAAGAAATTTTAAATTAATATATCATTATTAATATTTCTTCCCATATAATTCCCCCATTTATATCTAAAATATTCATGACCTTTTTGTTCAGCTTGTTGTCTTTTTTCTCCATTAACTGAAACTGAAGCAAAATGATAAAAATGACTATTATATGTTCTTAACATTTTTAATCCTGATAATTTACATTTAAGAAAAAAATCACAGTCAGCAACCATTCCTTGTTCATAATTTTCGTCCCAACCACCAACTTTAAGATAATCTATTTTAGACATAAAAATTGGAAGTGTTGAACCGGTTTCATCAGGAAAAAGTCCTCGTAGTGGTTCTTCATATTTCCAGTAATTTTCTAAATTAAATGTTTTAGGATCACGTCCACAATCTCTAATATGAAATTGTTTAAATATACTTGGTGTAGGTTCAATTTGATTTGGTGATATAACTGAATTAGAAATATAATCTTTTAATAATTCTATATCCCAATCTAATGGAAATACATTATCATCATTTACTATTAAAATCTTATCATACTTTGCATTATATACACCTAAATTAGTTGCGCGGCATAATCCAACATTTTGTTCTAAATTTAAAATTTCAATAGATTCCGCGTATTTTTCGAGTATTTCTTTATTAAGGTTATAAAAGCCATCTACAACAACTATAATTTGATTTTTATTTTGTTGTCCTTCAATTGCTGATTTAAGACATAGATCTAATGTATCAGGACTTTTATAAGTAGGTATAATAACGCTTACAGATGTTTTTTCCATTCTTCAACTAAATTTTCTTGTTTTACTTTATATAATGGAGCTAACCACATTGTTTCTCCATGAGTACTGAATGTATTTAAAGGACATAATAATGCTTTTCCATTATCTCTTAATTCAAGAAACATTGGGAAATCATTTGGGTGAGTTCCATTTGTGTGTTTTCTTAAGATATACTCATCTTCCTTTAATGTTTTTACTTTAGCAGCAAATGTCATAGTTGTACTGTTAAACATTCCAAATAATTCAGTTTCACCTCTAAATATTTTAGTTGGATAGCCTCCATCTTGATCTACTTCTGGATTTCCACCTTGAAATGGAGCTATAAATTTATCAGGATGTAGATATAAAGTTACATATGGTGCTCCTAATTTAAATCCTTCTTCTAATATTTGAGGAGAATTAGGTAAGTGAAGATAATCATTTTCTACAAAATAAACTATTTCATCATCTTCCCATTTTAGAGCCATATCTAAGGCTAAATTAAATGTTCCTGCTCCATGACCTATAGATACAGTTGTTATTTTATTAGGATGACAATACTTAGTAATCATTTGTAATGTTTCTTTACTACAATTATCTGCTATTATTTCAAGATTTTGATTACCAAATACATTAACAAAATTTTTTAAACAATTTTCATTGTTTATATAGTCTGGTTTTACTTTAGAGTAACCAGCGTCTGAGATTCTATAAATTATTTTCATTTAGTTCTTTCTATAATTAATAATCCATTATTATTTAAAAATTTTTCTTTTATTTTCCACTCAGTATTATTTTCTAAAAATTCATTAATAGCATAATTTATACCTTTATGTCCTTCAGTTTCTCCTCTTTCTCCCCAAGAAACAATGTCATGAAATCCAATATATTTTTTAACTTTATGAGAATGTAATTTTAATTCATCTCTTACTTGTTCATACACATGCCATGTATCTAAAAATAAAAAATCAGTTTCTTCAATTTCAATTTTTAAAACATCAGCTTTAATAAATTCAAAATTTAAACCATATGATTCTGCTGTTTCATAGACATTATTAATATTACCTCCCCAATTTGATGGATCTTCTAAATCATAACTTATTAATTTTTTAGGAGCTGCGGCTAAAAATGCCCATGTTGAATATATTCCTCTAACACCCATTTCTGTTATATGTTCACATTCTTGTCCATATTTTATTAATGTGGGGATATGTTCATTTATATCAGATGGGTTTTGATATAACTGATTTACTAATTGTTCTAAATTATATATCATATTTTTAATTTTTGATTTTTATTGTTAACCCCCATATTATATTAGGAGTATATGAATTACAATATTGTTTATAGTATTCAGAAGTATTTATTTCATTTGATGTTTCATACCATTCTAAAAAATTATGAGATAAATAAAAATTTTCATTATCTACTTTAAAGCCATTTTCATTAATTTTATTTTTAATTAGATTTTGTCTTTGTAAATCATAATATCTTAAAAATGGATAACCAGTATCTTGATAATTCATATAGGGACCTACAGGAAGTGTAATTATTAATTTTGATTCTTTATTCTTTAGTAATCGACATGCTTTTAAAATTCCTTGAATATCATGATTCCATAAAATTAAATCCTCTAAATCACTATCTATATCATATGCTTTACCTTCCCAAAATAATCCAAAATGTTCAAATACAGATATTGAAATAATATAATCATATTTCATTGATTCATCAAATTTAATGAAATCAATAGGAATGTGTTTCCAATTAGTGTTTTTTCTTAACCAAGAGTCAGGTAAAGATTCTAATATATCCGTTGTAGTGACATTTTTACATCCTTTTTCTAAAATACTTTCACTTATACCCTCTGTTCCTCCTTTACATTCCCCTATAATCAGAATATCTTTATCTTTATCAGATATTTGGTTTAAAAAATAAGGTACTTCTACTAATTTAGTTCCTTTTAAATCTATCATATTTCTATTATTTGTTGTTCTGGGTATTGTAAATGGCAAATATTTCCTATCATTATATTTTTATGACTAGGATCATGTATTTGGTAATTTTTAATTATTTCTAATAATATACTAAATTTTTCTTGAGAAATCAAATTAAATTTTAATAGATTATTTCTTTCAATAGTTTCTTTTAATAAAAATTCACAACTTTTAAACCCATATTCCCAGGATTTTCCATTATAATCAGGTATATTTTGGGTTTTATTATATATTTCATCTATATGATTTTTATCATTTAAATAATCTGTTTTAAAAACATTTATAAAATAAAAATTTGTTTGAGGATAAAAATATTCATTAGTTAAATATACTTTACTAGTAGTAACTTCATAAGGAGGAAAGAAAGCTCCATATCCTACACTAGTTGTATAATAAAAATCAGCTTCTTCTATTTCTTTATCAAGTATATTTTCTTGTAATATAATATCACTTGCTGATTTACATAGCCATTCTTCTTCTTTTAATTTACAATAATCAAATACTAAATCATCTAAATCAGCTGTTCCAAAATTATGTCCCCTGTTTATTTTAGAATCTAAGAACACACAATCAGAAAAATACTTAATCCATAATTTTTTATTATTTTCAATTAAAAATAAATCAGAATAATTAGTTGCTACTACTATTTTTTTAAATTCTTTTAAAACTGGTAAATTATAGAGAATATATTGTTCTAATATATTTAAATCATCTTGTGATGAAATATAACCTATAGTACCGTAAACTGATTTATTAATAAGCTGTTTTAAATTCATCCCAAGTAATTAAATTTAATAATTGTTTTCTATTTTTATCAAAATAATCCCAATTCCAAATATTACTTTGTAAAGTACATTCTTTTTTTCCTACTTTAATTACGCCAACTCCAAAATCAGTATCTATAACACTACATTCCATATTTGGATAATGTACTTTAAAGTCAACAAATGCTTTCCAAGTATCACCATTCCATGCTATTGTTTCTCTTGGTATTAATTGAGCTTCATAACTAACTGGATTGCAGTCATGTAATACAATAAATCCACTTTTTACAATATGATTAAGTGAATTTTTAATATCTTTTTCTACTTGATCAGCATGATGTAACCCATCAATGAATATGATATCATATTTAATTTCATCATGTCCTTTAATAAGTTCAAAGAAATCATCCGATGTCATTGGATAATTTACTTCTGGTGGTGTATATCCTTCTACTCCTGGGTCTACTCCATCTTTATGTATGGCTTTTATTTCTCTAATATTTTCTCCTTTAAATACACCTATTTCAAGATAATTAATTAATTTATATTTTTCAATTAAATAATTAATTATATCATATCGTTTAATAGGACTATTTAAGTTACGGATAACTTCAAATTCTTGTAAATTGTTTTTATACATAATTCAAAACGTGATTTGCTAACTGTTTAGTTGTTAATTTATTTTTAGTATATTCAAATAACTTATTTAGTATAATAAAATATTTTTGTTCTTCAAAGTTTTTTGCTAATTCTCTTGCTTCTAATAAAAGTTCTTTAGGTAAATTAGTTAATATTTGTTTAGGACAATTTTCTAAATCTATAAAATATGGGATACAATTATTAGCTAATATTTCATAATGTCTCATGCAATCCCATCCTGCTTTTTTCATAGTCACACCAAAATATGATTTATTATAATCATTATAGTAATCTTGTTCTATATCAAATTTATATCCACCTTGTCCTGGAATTATAGAACCATATTCTTGTATTTTATTTAATTTATTTAAAGTTATTTTACATTCAGGTATTGCAAAATGAATAGGAATACATTTATTTAATGTTAATTCTCTTTTAAAATATGGGTGAACTGTACTTAAATTATGAATATCAACTGAATCACTTCCATCAATTAAAAATATTTTATTTGAAGGATATATTTTAGATACTATATCATAATAATCTAAACATCTATTAACTGCTCCATAAATAATTAAATCAAAATATTTATCTTTAATTTTTTCTTCTATATTAGATCTATCAATATTGTTATTGTTGATAAGATAAGTAGATGTAAATCCTTTACCCCATAAATGATGAATTGGAATTTTATTTTGATTTTCTTTATATAAATGTATTATAGGAGTACTATCTACTACTTCAATATTTTCTAATTCTGTTAAACCATGAAATAAAAGATCATTTAAATAATCATTTATAAACCCTCCACTAGCTTTAGCTATGTCAATATAATTAGTTATATATAATATTTTCATATTAAAAATACTTGGTTAAATTGTTTTATTACTTTTTCTGGAGTATATTCTTGGTAACAGTTCCATTCTTTTTCTTTTATATCTGATTTTTGAATATTAATTAGTATGTTATATAATGAATTATAATCATGGTAATATATTCCTTTATCTCTTAATATTTCTATATGATTACGTTCAGGTGAATTACTATATGTAATTACAGGTTTATTTTTAGTTGAAAATTCAGCTATTGCTAAACCAAATGTTTCTCCTCTTTCACGAGCATGAATCATAATATCACATGTATTTATAAAAGCTACTTTTTGTTCTTGATCTGTTGTTCCTTCAATAAAAAATACATTCTCTAAATTACAAAATGGTTCTTGATTCATAAATAAAAATACTATATCATTTCGTTTATTAATTACATCTATTACAGCCTGTCGTGCAAATGGTATTTCAAAATTATTTCCTCCATAATATCCTATTACTAATTTATTTTTTATATTAAATGTATTTTTATAATCTATATTACATTCAGGAATATTAACCATATGAGGAACAAATGGTAAATTTTTACCACAAGTATTAGCTAACCATTGTGAAATATAAGCATAAATATCTCCATGTGGATCATAAGAAGGAAATACGGCATGTATTAAATTTTTAGATTCAGGATGAAGTACTCCATCATTATAACCATATTTTAAAACATGAAAATAATCTCCCTTTATTCGATAAACATCATTGATATTATCAACTATATGAGTTGTAAATCTATTTTTAAATTTATTTAAACTTTTTAATTCAGCTGTTTTAAGAGAAACTATTATTGATTTATTACATAATATTTTTTCATTATAATCAGCATAATCATAAGCTGCTATACTAGTACCTCTTTCATTTAAATTAGGATCAAAAAATAAAACTGTTTTCATTTTTTTATAAATAAAATATCTTGTTGATGAACTGTAGGGTGATTATTTTCATCTAATATTTCTGTTTTTTTAAAACCAAAATTATCCATAAATTTTATTACTTCATTATACAACGGAGAATTTTCATTATATTGAGTTAATGATACTTCTAACAATATTCCTTGAGCTTTGCTACATAATTGTGCTCCACCTAATATGATATCTAATTCTGATCCTTGTGTATCTATTTTTATAAGATCAAATTCTGATTCAGATTCAAATAAATCATCTAATTTAATTCCTTTTTTATTTAAAATTTCTAAATTAGAATCAGAATAGTGTTCTGTTAATTCTTTATATATAGAATTTCCAGTATTAACTGGATTATTTTTAATAGAATAAAATTTATAATCTGAATTATCTTTTGCTAATAATCCAATATAATATTGATTTGTTATTTGTTTAAGATACGATTCACATTCTTTTGAAGCTTCAACTGAAAATATATAACTATTTGGAAAATAATTTTTACATAACATATGAAATTGACCAACATTAGCTCCAATATCTAATATTCTATATGGATAGAAATAATTAGTTATTTTAGATAGATTCATACAATTTATTTTGTTTTTCTTGTTTTTCTATTGTTTTTGGATGATATAAAGCCCATAATTCATCCATAGGTAAATGTGAATAATTTTTAGTACCTTGAATTCGTTCATGTACTTTTCCTCCCCACTGTATATCAGATTTATTTTTATAGATACGCGATTGGTAATCAGGAAAATTAACCCATCCTTTACCATCTACAACCCAACCCCATTGGGTAATATGAGCTTCAGTTATACCTTCAACTGTATTTACTCTTGGGACTATAAACATTTCAACTTGAGGATTTTGTTCTAAAAGTAAATGTAAATGTTCAATTAAATATTCATTAGGAATTTCATCTGCGTCTATATTAAATAGATAATCTCCTGTACAAAATGAATTTAAAAGATTTTTCCATTTAGCAAAATGACCTTCGAATTCGGCTTTATACCATTTAAATTCACTATTTATAGAGTGTGCTCTAAGATATTCTTCTACTTCTCTACTACCATTTTTACCATCAAATAAAATAATAATTTCATCTTCAGGTCTTTTTAGTTTTAAAAGTATTGAAACTAATCGTTGTATTTCTACTAATTCAGTACAAACTGTAATTGCATAACTTATTTTCATATTATAAAAATAATAAAGAATTTTTAAAAAGCCAAATTTTATTCTGGAAGAAGTTCAGTATAACTTAACGCATCCATAAATCCTTCTTTTCCAAATTTTTTCATACTAGTCATGTCCATACGATATGAATAATATTCATTTTTCTTTCCAGGTATTGGATATTTAATTTTTTCTTCTTCTTTAATAGATACAGCTTTTACTCCTACCCAATCCCAATTATTAATATTAGTACCTTGAATAAAAACCATTCCTTTATCAGGAACATTTATTACACTAGGCATCCATATTTTTCCATCTTTATCTGTATATGCTAAATCTTTATACAATTCAGGTAAAATTGAAATTTGTGCTTCATAAAATTCTTCACCTTCTTTCATAAGTGAATTACTCTGATATCCACATCCAAAACAAAAATAAGTTTTTACTTGTGGAGTTACTTCTTGTACATATGCGGCGTCACCACCGCATTTATCACATGTTATTAAATTATCTGTCATTTTTTATTAATTTTGAGGTATAAGTTTACCTAATTTTGGTAATTCTATTTTACGGAGTTGAGGTAATTTTAATTCTACTGCTTTTGGAAATTCAGGAATATATTGTGTAAATAATGAATCTATTTTTTCTTTCATTTTGTCAAGACTAAATTCAGTTTTACTTTTATATGATTGACGTTTAGCTCCATCTATATATTTTGGATAATTTTCAAATACATCTTTTAAATAATGCCCTACTTGACCTGTATCTACACTAAACCATTTACTTTCTTTTGGTAAAAATTGATTTTTAGTACTTGGATGTACTGGTGTTAATTGACCATCTAATAATAAACAAAATTCTTTAGATAAGAAATCAGTATGACCACTCCAATTACTTGCAATTATTGGTTTTTTAACTAAACTAAATTCAAGTAATGGCCTACCAAAACCTTCACCTTTAGTTAAATTAACCATTGCTTTTACTTTTGAATGGTTATATAATTCATTTATTTCTGAATCTGTAAATTCACCATGTAATAAATAAACATTAGGTAAATCTACAGAGTTTACTGATTCTCTAATACGTCTAATTTTAAGTAAAATATTTTCTCTATCAAGATATGATGATCCTGCTCCTGATGTTTTTAGAATTAAAGCTGGTTTTTTAGATTTATTTTTAAATGTTTCATAAAATGCTTTTACTAATAAACTAACATTTTTACGATCTTCTCCAAAATCTCCATCCATCCAATGACCTACAAATAAATAACAAAAATCTTCTTTAATATTTGATAAATCAAATTCACTTTTTTCTTTAGGAAAATAAGTTTCTAATGAAGCACCTTCAAACATTACTTCAATTGGTTTTTGTACTTTTACAATACCTTCAACAACTCCTTGTTGATTACGTTTTTCAAATACGCTATTTTCAAATACTGTTTTAGAATGATTAGAAGATACTAATGTTAAATCCATACGATTTATACCCTCAATCCATTCAGGAACTGCTATATCGCTTTCAATACCAGCTGTTATTAAACAATTCCATTTACCCATAACTTGAACTTCATTAGGTACTGTTATCCAAATCATTATTTCAGGTTGACTTGGTAATTGTGGAGTAGTTAACATGTATTCTTTTAAATACTCCCATTCTTTATTTTCAGAACAAAAACCTAGTGGTGTATCACCCCATCTACAAGGTATGATTTTAATGTTCCATTCATCTTTTTTAAGATCAATAATTGCTTTAACTTTATCTCGAGCATTTGCTCCATATCCGCTGTATGTATCTACAGGAGCATAAATTACACATGTTGTTTTATTCATATAACTTTAATTTTAATATATCAATTTATGTTTTAATACTTTAGGTCCAAATTCATTAGCGTTGATTAATTCAAATTTTTCTCTTGGTTTCCAAGTTTCAAATAATATATCAACATATTTTATAATTCTATTAGACATTTTTTCAGATGTAAACCCAGCTTCATCTCCAATTGCCCATTCTCTACCTTTTAATCCTCTTGCTTTACGTTCATCTCTAGATAAAGAATATACTTCTTTAATTTGTTCAACTGCATCTTCTGCTGTACATCTATCATCCCAAATATAAGGTGTTGGAACTGAACCTTGAATTGATCTGTTTGATGGATAAACTGGAAATGCCCACTCACCATGTTTTTTAACAGTTCCATTATGATTAGATGGAAATTCAGATGTAAAATCAATCCATTTTTTCTTTATATTAAAACGCATTTGATCTTGCATTCCACCTGTTACGTTAGCAATTATTGGATTTCCAACTAACATAGCTTCAGTTATACTTAACCCCCACCCTTCATTTGATGTTAATAAGATTTGAGCATCTGTTGAATTATACATTAAATTTAATGTATTTGGATCTAATCTATCTGTTGAAAATAAAACATTATTTGGATAATGTTCAAATAAATATTCTTTTACTGTTATTAAATCAGTACCATGTTCACTTACTAATTCAGTATGTAATAATATAGCGCATTTTTCCGCTTTTTCTTTAGGTAAAGAATCTAAAAATAATTTAAAAGCTAATAACGTATCAGGTATTTGTTTTCTTCTAATATTTCTTGAATTAAAAAATAAAACAAAATCATACTCTTTACCTTTAAATAATTGTTTTTTATAATTTACTAAATCTTGATATTTTGGATGATCTTTATCAATTGGGAAAAATATATTTTCATTTAAACCATGTGGTACATATTCTATAATTTTATTTTTAGCTTTATCACCTAAAACAATTTTATTAATATTTACTGTTTGTTTTGAAATGCCCAATAAAGCATCACATGATTCATAATATGCTTGATTATACTGAGGAGCTGGATAGTCATCCCATATATTCAAATATATAATTGGTATTTTCTTTCTAATTTCGTTTTCGATACTAAAAAGCCAAGTAAAATATCTTGGATCTGTAATTAAAAATACAGCATCAGGTTTTTCTAGATCTATTAAATTTCTAATTAGCATAGAATCTCCATAACCATCTACTGGATATAATATCACTGATGAATCTTCTATTTCTGCATTTTTATTAGTGTCTGCTGATAAATCTAATCTTTTACCTTTTTCAGGATGTGTTATACTACCCGCAACATTTACCCAATTAAAGTGATGTGCTGTGTTAATAACCATTTCTCTTGCTACAGTTGCTACTCCAGATGTTACTCTTATATCGTCAGATATCAAAAGTATTTTCTTACGTTGTTCTTTAGGAACAAGTTTAAATTTTTTATTCATTATAACTTTTATTTTTTGTTTTTTTATTTTATTTCTACAGCGTGAATTTTTTTTCTAAATTCTTCATCAGTATTGTATAGATACATTGCTCTTTCTACTAATTTTTGTATTGGAAATTTTCGTTTAACCGAATTTACTCTAAATTCCTCAAAAATATTTGGTGTAACCTTTACACTTGTTAAAATTTTATCTTTATCTTCCATAATATCTTTTATATATAAATATATAAAAAAACATTAAGATACATTTTTATCACAAAGTGTTTCATTATCTTTAAAAGGACAAAACATACAATTAGATTTACTTGGTTTTTTCTCAAAAACTTGATTTTTATAAGAAGAATCTAACTCAAAAACACTAGTAATAAATTTATTTAAAGCATCTACTGTTTTCTTTGCTTTTATTTTTCCACTTGGAGGCGAAAATGTTTGTATTCTTGATTGTGGATAATCACTTTTTTCCCAAAGTTTTCGTTTTAAAATAATAAATTCAATTTCTATACTATCAATAGGTATATTAAATATTTGAGATAAAAATATTTTATACAATATCAATTGAAACTGTTTATCTTCACTTTTTTTAGCTTCATCATTCCAACCACGTGTTGATGTTTTAAAATCAATAATTTTAAAAGTATTTGTAGGTTCATGATACAACACTAAATCTAAAAACCCATTATAAACAACATTTTTATATTGATTATTAGGAGTTATTACTACTGGTATTTCACATCCAACTAAATGCCATCCTTTTTTACTAAAATGTTCACTTCGTTTTTTCTTAAAATAATCAATAATATTTATTCCATCTTCATAAAATTCATTTAATTCTTTTGGTGAACTAAAATGTATTTTAGCATTTTTTTCATATTGTTTTTTATATTCACCTGTAAATTTTTCATGAAAATAATCTTCTAAATTTATTCTATCAGCTTCAGCTCCACTCTGTTCATAAAGTACTGTTATATAATGTTGTAAAGTTTCATGAATTGCAGTTCCAAAAATTAAATTTACACTATTAACAGGTTCTTTAAGACCTTCTTTATATTGTAAATTCCATTTATGAGGACAACTTAAATACATAGACATTTGACTATATGAAATAGACTTTTGAAATGAATAATCTATTTCTTGTGCTTTATGTTGTTGTATTTCCTTTATTATTTTAGGAGTGCTTTTCATACCACCACTTTTTAAGATTAGTCAATTCAGTATTTTCTTCTACAGTTCTATTAATTCCTTCAATTAAAAGTAATTCTGTTAATCTATTTAATTTAGATACTTCTTCTTTAAATTTTTCTAAATATAAAAGAGCATCATGATGTTCTTCAATTGAATGTTGACACCATTCTTCTACTGTTAAATCGGTTCTATCTAAGTCAGTATTGTATTTTTTCTTGCCAAATTTTGCGCGACTAATAAATCTATCGATTACTGCCTGTACTATTGAATCAGGTTTAAAATCTCCCATTATTCTAATGTTTTTGTTAATTTTTTAACTTGTTTATCATCTACTCCCATCATGTTTAAAATATCTATTACACCTTTTTTCTTTAAAAGAGAAATATATTCTTCAGCTTCACCTAATGAACATGAAAAATAATTAGAAATATTTTTTACTACTTCTTCTGGATATTTTTCTGTTTTAACTTTCTTAATGTATTTAAAAAATTTTGTTTTTTTAGGAAGCATATTATAATAAATTTTATATACTTTTTCTTTATCTGAGATTTTTTGTACTGTATTTACTACTTCAACATATTCCTTTTCCATAGAAATAAAACGATGAATTAAATATGGTTCAATACATTTTTTCTCTTCATCATTCAAATCATTCCAAGATTTAGTTTTTAATGTTAAGTAATTTAAAATGTCAAAAATAGTTGGTTTATTTTGAGGCATCTTCTTTGTCATACATTTCTTGATATTCGTCTCTTAATTCTTTAGGAAGCATACTTACTAAAACTTTACCTGTTTTTTGATCTACAAAAACTGGAATAGGCATTATAGCATCTTCAGTTGTTCCAGCTACAAATTTTGATATTTTTCTTAAAATCATTCCTTCTATAAAAACATGATTTCCTTCTGGTGATGTAATTGCTTGTGTGTTTTTTAAGTCAATATTAACGTTTAATTTTTGTTGATTATTCATATTATTTGTTTTTTATTTAGTGTATTTAAAATTTGTGAAGTTAAAGCCATAAAACAAATTTCTTTATCTAAAACAGATACAGATTCAAATTGATATTGTTCTAAATAAAGTATTATTTCTGCTTCATGTCCTTTAGAATATTCTTCTATTCTATCATATAATGATTTATATAATTCTTCAAATGTTTTTATTTCAGAATTAGCTATAATTTCTCTAATTATTTTCCAACTTTTAGTAGTTGGATTTTTTAATTCATTTACTATATCATTTATATAATGATTTTTATTAGTAATATTATTTTCTTCAATTACTAATTGATTATTAATAGTAAATTTTTGACAATTATTTAATATTGCTCTTTGATCTGGGTAATATGCATTAACTACATTAGCAATATCTTGCATAGTGTACTTAACTTGCTCTTTAATAAGAATATTTTGTACCGCTTTAGCAATTTGTATTTTACTAGGTGCTTTTAAATCATATTGTTGTAATCTGCTTTTTAATGCTGGAATTAATCGTTCAACATAATTACCTGTTAATATAAATCTAGTTTTTAAACTGTACGTTTCAATCATGTTTAAAAGTAACACTTGTGAAGCTTGTAAAATATGTGTTGCTTCATCTAATATTACTATTTTTAAAGGCTTAAATGATGCTGCTGATGCGAATGAACCTACTTTATTTCTAATAGTTTCCATATCTCTATCATCTGTAGCATTTACATATAAAAAATCACAATTTATATTATTTACTAATATTTTTGCTAAAGTAGTTTTACCAGCTCCTGGTGTACCAGGTAGCAATAAATGAGGAATATCTTGTTTATCAATATATTCCTGCATTTTATTTTTAATATCTTCATTACAGATATAATCCTCTAATGTTTTAGGTCTGTATTTCTCTGTCCAGATTGTGTGTTCACTCATAACTTTTATTTTTATAAATTTAATAAAGAAAAAGTGGAGAGCCAAGCTCTCCACATTATTTTTTACATCATCATCATTGATGGATCAAATTGATTTTCTTTTTTATTTTTATCAATAGCATCTATAATTACTGTTTCAGTTAATAAAACAGTTCCTGCTACTGATGCTGCGTTTTGAATAGCATTACGTGTTACTTTAGTTGGATCTAAAATACCTGCTTCTTTCATATCAACAAATTTTTCATTTTTCAAATCATACCCATTCCATAATTTCTTTTCATTTTTAAGTTTATTATTAATGTTTTGGATATATTCAAAATCATGACCTGCATTTGTTAAAATTTTATTAAATGGAGCTGATAATGCTTTATAAACTATCATTTTACCAATTTCAAAACTATCAATAGTTCCTTTATTAGTAATAGCTTCTCTAGCATATAATAAAGCCACCCCACCACCAGGTACAATACCTTCTTCAATACTTGATTTAGCGGCGTTTAAAGCATCGTCAACACGATCTTTAGTTTCTTTCATTTCAATTTCAGAATTTCCACCTACGTGAATAATAGCTACTCCACCTGAGAATTTAGCTAAACGTTCTTGTAATTTTTCTGTTTCAAATGGTGTGTTTGATTTTTCAATTTGTGCTTCTAATTCTTCAATACGTTTTTTAATATCTTCTTCTTTACCTTTTCCATCAACAATAGTAGTTTGTTCTTTACTTACCGTAACTACTCTAGCTTGTCCAAACCAATCCCAACTAAATTTATCAAGTTTCATTCCTTTATCTTTAGAAAAAACTTTACCACCAGTTGTGATAGCAATATCTTCAAGAACTAATTTACGTCTTTCACCAAAATCAGGTGCTTTAACAGCGCATACTTTTAAAATACCTCTTCCTTTATTTACAATAAGAGTTGCTAAAGCTTCGTTATCAATATCTTCTGCAATTATGAGTAATGATTTATTTTGAACTGAAACTGCTTCTAAAATAGGTAATAAATCTTTAGCTTGATTAAATGTAGCGTCTGCTATTAAAATTGCTGGATCTTCTAAAGTACATGTCATTGTATTATTATTAGTAACAAAATAATGTGATTTATAACCCTTATTAAATTGCATACCTTCTACAGTTTCTAATTTAGTTTCTCCAGATTTAGATTCTTCTATATGAACTACACCATCTCTACCTACTTTACTTATTGCTGTAGCAACTAATTTACCTACTTCAGGATCGTTATTTGCAGATATAGTTGCAATTTGTTCAATTTGTTCTTCAGATGCAATTTCTTCTGAAATTTTTTCATATAAATTAGCTACAACTTCTTTAACTGCTGAATCAATACCTTTTTTCATTTCAACAGCATTTACACCTTTATCAAGATATTGTATTCCACTATTAATTATAGCTTGAGCTAACAATGTCGATGTTGTTGTACCATCTCCAGCGTTATTAGCTGTTTTAATAGCTGCTTGTTTAATCATTTGGATTCCTAAATCTTCAATAGGATCTTCTACATTTGTAATTTGTTTTGCAACTGATACTCCATCTTTTGTTGAACGAACTTCTTCATTTTCAAAATAAATAACATTTCGACCATTAGGTCCTAATGTTGATGTTACAGCATCTGCTAACTTGTTAATTCCGTTTGATAATTTTTTTCTGGCTTCTAGCCCTAATTCAATTTTTTTGTTCATAAATTTTATTTGTTTGTTTCTTCAATAATAGCACATACTAAATTTTCAGCACATGTGTAATATTCTTCATTTTCGAAGTATATTTTGGTAGGCCCTTGTGGTGGTAATATCACAATATCATCTTGTTTTACAGTTGTAGGAATAAATGTTCCAGTTACACTATAATGTCCTGGTCCTACAGTTATTACTTTACATACTAATGATTTTTCTTTTCCTAAATCTGGAACTATAATATTTCCATATTTTTGTTCCTCTTCTTCTAAGGGCTTTACTACGATAGCATTAAATAATGCTTTGATTGTTTTTGACATAAACTTTTATTTTTAAAACTTTTGATTATAAATATTACACTTCTGATTTTCTTACAATAAAATAAACAGAACTCATATCTTCTGACGTAAATTCTATTTTCATTAATCCTTCTTTATTAATAAACATTTTACCTTTTAAATCTTTATTTGCATTTAAAATATCTTTTATATAGTCAATATTAAATGGTAAATTGATTTTAATAGATTGGTTAGTAATAATTGAGTAAGTTATTTTATTTGAATGTTCAATATCATCTCCTATAATGAATTCAAGAGTAGGTTCATTATCTACAGACATTCCGTTTTGAATTATTACATGGTCTGTATCTGATACTGCGCCTTTAGCTTTAATTAAAGCATGGATATGTTCATCAGTTAAATCTAACTCAATATCATATTTACCAGGTTCATCTATATTTGCTACTTTAGGAACTAATAAAGTATCTGCTAAAGCATATGTTATTGAATATTGACTGTCAGATATATTTAATTTATGACCTTTAATTTCTAAAATTAATTCTCCTACAGTTGTACTTAATAATTTATTAAGTTGTGAAGTGTTATAAATTGCAATTGAGTTATCAGATAATTTAAAATTATTATATTCTATTTTACCTATCATGTCTTTTACAGGTGAAATAAAATTTATTTTTAGTTTGTTATCTTTAATTTCCCATTTAACAGTTTCAATTAAACCATTTAAATAGTATTTTGAAATTATGCTTTGTATAATTTGTTTATTTATCATATTATTATTAATAAAGATATTCCATTAATTTTTCATGAATTAAATCATTATTTTCATTTAAAATTTCTAATTGATCTACTGTTAATGCTTTACCTTCATACTCAGCATATGAAATAAATACATCACAGTAATCTGGGTAGTCATTATGTTCAATATCTTCAAACTTAACATTAGTAATTTTAGTAAATTCTATCATATTATTTTAATTTTTATAAAGATAATAAAAATTTTTTGAAAAGCCAAATTTAAAATTTAAAAAATTTAGAAATATTAGGATTAAGATTAACAAATTCCCAACCTAAATCTTTGTAAAGTTCTTTTAATTTATTTAATAAAATTGATTCAAAAATAGCTTCTCTATCAATGTATTTATTGATAAAATTATTTATCTCATCAGGCATATCAGCATTTGGAAAACCAATTACAGAAATTTTAAAAGGATTTTCAATTAAATTAGCTATAAATATTTTATCACCTTCAATTACGCTTTCATATTTTTTATCTAATTTTTTAAATTTAAGTAAATCATTATAATGTATAGCAGCTCTACTATTTTCTTTAGTGTTTATATTTAATTCACTAAATATTTCACCTACAGACGCTTTACGTTTAATACATTTATCTATAAATGATACCCCTGTTGGTTTACCTAATACTTTAGGATCTATAGTTTTAATTGATTTATAAAAATCAATAATACTTTGATCTAATTTATCTTTAGATTTACCAAATAAAATATTTTTAATAAACTGTTCTCCAAATTTCTTAAATAAAGGATTCATATTAGATTTCATTACTTCTAATCCTTTTAAATCTAAGGCATCTTTATGATCTGCAGGAATAGGAACACCTTCTTTATTTGTAACCCACATTCCATATCTTCGTTTTCCTGTAGCTAAAATTGAAGATGCAATTACTTCTTGTTTTAATTGAAAATATTTGTTTTCTGAAATGTTAAATAAATTTTTAACTAAATCTTTTAGATTATCATTTGCTTTATATTGTATATCAGCTGCTATTTCTAATATTTTCTTATTTTTTTCTTCAGCGTCTAATATTTCACCGTATTTATTTTTTATTAAGTCTTTTAACTCAATATATAAACTGTCTGTATCTGAAATAATAACAAATGATTTTTTAGATGGTATTTCTTTATTTAATGTGCTATTTACAAACTTAATTGTATTTCTAGTTAAAGTTTGTCCAGTATTAGTAATAGCAGCACTACAAATCATACATCCATCAGTATATCTCCAAATATTTTTAGCATATGTACCATATAAAGCGTTTTGTAAGATTTTAAATGCTAATTGAAATGCATCATATAATTTAAAATTATCCCAATCTTGTTTTTTACCTGCTTGTTTTTTAAGTTCTCTATAATGTTCACGTTTTTCAAACCATCCTTCTAATACGGTAGCAGCAACACTTCTAACATCAGTCTTAAATATAGCTCCAGATGCAGATATTGTGTATTTATTTTCTTCAATAATTTCAATAACGTTTTTTAATTTTGCTTTTGTAGATTTTAAAGTATAATCAATTTTATTTAAACGTTCTATAATTATTTCTTCTTCAGGATCTCTTTCTTTTAATTTTTCTAAAGAATGATTTTGTTCATAATTTGGTTTATCAAACACTTTAATTCTACCTACTAATGTTTCAACACCTAAATTAAGTGATTTAATAATACTTGGATATAATGATGTAAAATCTAAATCTATTACGTCAAAATATAAACCAGGAATTGGTTCTAATAAATAACCTCCAGCATACGTTTCTTCTTTACCTTTAAGACCTGGATTATGAGTTGTAGGTTTATTAGGTGAAACTATATTTTTACGTTTTAAATATTTTAAAATAGCTCCTTCACCTAAAACTGTATTATAGTATATTTGATCATATGGTGTATTACAAATGTGACTAATTAGAATAGTTAACTCAATAAATTTAAGTTTTTCTTCTAATTTTTCTAAAATTTCAACATCTCGTAGGTTATAATCAATAAATAAATTTTTATCTTTTTGAAATAATTGATTTAAATTACCTTCATATTCTATTTTACCTAATTTAACATATTTTTCTCCAATAGCACCTAATTTATAACTAGGTTCTTCCTTCATAATGTATTTTTTATGAAGTAACATATAATCTAAGTGATTAATTCCTGCTAATCTAACAGATAATACTTTAGGATTCCAATCTTGAACTTGAACAACTCCTAATGGTGATAAACGTTTAGCTTGATCTTTACCTACTACAGAAGACATTCTAAAATATAAATAAGGAATATCAAAAAATTCACTATTATATCCAACTACAATAGTAGGATCTAATTCTTCAAATTTATCTAAAAATTTAGAAATTAATTCTTTTTCAGATATACATGGAATTATATGTTTACCATCTTCATTTATTTCTTTTATTTCTTTAGATTTATCAACAATAAAACATATTTTAGTTTTAGTAGTTGAGTCAATTAAAGCTATAGATGTAATTGGCATTGAAGCTGCTTTAATAAAATCAATTGTTAAAGCACCACCAATTTCAATTTCAATATCTAAATAAACAGTATTATGCCATTTAGGTACTGTATCTTCTTCTTTATAATAAAGTTCTCTTAATGTATATAATTCAGGATTAATATCTCTTTCTAAAATATCATCACTTTCAGAATATTTTAAACAAGGAACAGCCCATCCTCCAGTTAATACAGGATAAGCTCCTTCTTGTTGATCATATACTCGACGATAGTAAGTAGGCTGGTGTGGAATTTCAAACCAGCCTTTATTATCGTCCCTTAAATGAATTGTTTTATTTTTATAATTATAAAATATGCTTTGATACATATTATTCGAAAAATTGTTTTAAATTAGGTTTAAAATATGTTATTGATTTTTGAACTTTTTTATCTGCTGTTCTATAAACAATCCAATTTTCTCCTACTTTTTCATAATGACATGGAAAACCTAATGTTTTTTCTCTTTCTTCAACTGTTTGTTTAGCAATTTCTTCTGTTGTACAAACTTTAGACATATTTGAAGCTTGAATTTCATTATATATATCTGTAAATTTATCTTTCATTCCATGTAACATAATTCCATTACAAAGAACATACATTATATCTCCTAAAGCATCTGCTACACCTGTAATGTCTTGTTTTTCACATGCTTCTTTATATTCGTTTAATTCTTCTAAAATAAAGTTATAAACAAATTCCCACTGCCATTGTTCTTCAGGAATATTTGGAGTATACACATTTGGTTTACCCATTGTTTCGTTAAATATCTCAACTTCTGAGATAAAAGGTATATATTTTGTCATATTAAAATTTTTCTCCGTTTATTTGAATTGCGTGTAAAAATTCTTCTCTAATTAAATTATTAGATTCCATAAATACACCTGAAAATTTATTTGTAGTCATTGTAGATGTAGGGTGTTTAATTCCTCTATTTGAACAACACATATGTTTAGAAGCAATACTTACAGCTACAGAATCACATTCTAATTTTTCACTTAAAAATTTATGAATTTGTTGAGTCAATGATTCTTGCATTTGTGGACGTCTTGCAAACCAATCTACAATACGATTTAATTTAGATAAACCTACTACATTATCTTTAGGTACATAAGCTACAGAAGCATATCCTATAAAAGGTAAATTATGATGTGCACATAATGAAACTACAGGTATTCCTGTTTGAATAACAACACCATCATATTTTTCTTCATTAGGAAAAATAGTAACTTCAGGAGCGTCTGAGACAGATCCTATAATTAAATCTTTTAACCATGCTTTTGCAACTCTTTTAGGAGTATCAACTGTTTGAGGATCTGATTTGTAATCGAACCCTAATGCGTTTAAAAATTCCCCATAATGTTTAGACGCTTCTTCAATCATTTTTTCAATTTCTTTAGGTGATCGAGATAAATTTTCGTTTGCTTTTTTTATTGATTCCATATTTTTTTGTTTAATGAACATATCCTATTTCTCTTTTATCTATTACTTTTCTATCATCATATTCAATGATTCCTTTATTATTAGCACATTGTGCTACTATTTCATAGTTAGTTTCCATCCAATTTTTAGCTTCTAAATCTGAAATTGATTCTTTTAAGCATATTGTAGAACAATTTGGTGTTTCGTAAATTGTTACTTTATGTATTCTTAAATTTCTATATGATTGAAATAACACAACCATTGCTAAAAATACTTCTTTAGCAATATTTTCTACTGAAGGATTACAATAATTATCTTTACCATTTAAAGACATTAACCATAATTTACTATTATATTCTTTTGTAGTTTCAATAAGTTTTGTATCTTGGGGATTTAAAAGCATGCCATGATCTAAAATATCATCTATCCATTGACATCCTATTCTTTTAATTTCTTTAAAATCAATAGCATAACCAATTTCTTCCATTTCATTAAATTCAAATTCTAATTCATAAAGATAAGTATGCCCATGAATGTTAAAACACTTCATACGTTCATTCATAACTCTATGACCTGAATCAAATGTTCCTTTTCTTGTAATATATTGTTTTTTCATAATTAATTATTATACCACTCCATAACTTGCTGAAGTGATTTAGTTCCTGTAAATCGTTTAATTTCTTGACCATTTTCAGCTAAAACTACCGTAGGTATACTAGATACTTTAGCATGTCTAGCTCTGTCAGTTTCATAATCAATGTTGATTTTTTCAACATTAACCCCTTGTCTAGCAACTTGATCCATAGTAGGACCAAATTGTTGGCATGGTTGACACCATGGTGCTGTAAAATAAAATAGTGTTTTCATTTAGTTTGAGATTTGTAATTCTGCAGTATTAGTATATGTTGCATGTTTTTGTAAATCACTATTACCAGTAGTAGTGAATAAATTTGTATTTGTAAGAGTAACATTATTACCAAATGATTCGTTTATTAATAAATTTCTATTCATAGAAGTACCATCTGAACTAGCGTTAATAATATTACTATTTAAAAAGGGCGAATTGCAATTTCAATTTGTTCTAATTCATTTTTATAATCAGACGGAATCTCCATTGATGCAGCCATTAATGCTGAATTTTGGTCATTTGCTAAAATTGTTTTAGGTTCTAAGATAACTTTAGATTTTTTACCTTCATCTTTTACTTGTTTTTCTGTTGGATGCCATAAAATAGCATATTGGAAAAGTTTTGCTTTGTTCATATATTTGTTTTTAAATTATTTACTTCCAAAATAGTTGGATCAATACTACTAATATTGATAGTATTAAACATATTGTTGTTTTTATTGTTAGTGATTCTTTAAATATAAAAGAAGACATAAATGTAAATATAACTATACCAGTCATAAATCCTATTAATCTACTAGGCCATAGTTGATTATTAAAATAACTAACTAAATATTTTGTAGATAAAATATACAAAATAGAAATAGGTATCCCTAATAAAGATACTATTATCATGTTATTTTTCATCCATAAAAATTTAAACTGTCCTTGTAATTGTAAGAATGTTAATATTTGTGCAAATATTGTATATAATAACCCTTTTATAAATTCCATATTATAAATATAATAAAGAAAATTTGAAAAGCCAAACTTTCTAAAATATTTTTTAATTTGATAAAGGTGCTTTAATTGTTGGGTGTATCTAATCGGGTTATATCATCCGGGTATTTTTTTCTGGTATTATATACCCGTTGGATAAATGGAATATTTTTCCAATCTTTAACTCCGTTAGGTGTTTCAGCATCATAATATAAATTTTTATACTTTATCCACACATGCCCAAATGGTGATTCTTTTGTACCCCAATCAGTTCTCCATAATTCAGCACCTGGATACTCTTCTCTAAATTTTTCAGCAAATATATCACAGAATCCAGTATTACATACTTCAGGTGTAAACTCTACCCAATCCGGTTCGTATAAATCTTGCTCATCACCCGTGCGTTTTAGTATACGATTCACATCGGCAGCCGTAATGTCTTCTCTTAATAAATCTATTAGTTTAATCATATTAATAAATATGAATCAGTTTGGTAAAGGTGCTTTAATTGCTGGGTGTGATTACCTTCCAAAAGGCCAACCAGCAAATTCCTCAGAATCCATTACAGATTCAATTAATGAAATACAGTAATCTTCATTAAGAGAAGTAAATACTATTTTACTTATATCATATCCTTCAGGATGTTTTTTAGCATAAAATAATATAGCGCCTGTTTTAGGTAATGTATAATCATGGTTGTCTCTTAAAGGTTTAATGTACTTATCATACACTTGTTGAGTAGACATTTCTACAAATAACTTTTCTATACCATCAGTATCAGAATCAATTTTCTTTAATTCATTTTCCGAATTAGTATAAATTTTATCTTCTACATTTTCAATAGTATAAGGGGCTGTCTTTTCGATAGTAATAATTATTTTAGTACCATCAGTATAAATGGGAATTTTTATCAATTCTTCTGTTGGATGATACATTTTAGGAAATTGTTTAATTTCATATTCCTGTTTAGTTTCTACATTACCACCAATGGTTTCCCATAGTTGTAATGATTCTTGAATCTTTGTTGCGATTCTTTCTACTTGTTTGAATTTTTTCATAACTTATATATTTTATTTGGTTTTAATTTGATAATGGTGCTTTAATACTTGAGTGTGATTGGTAATTACTTAATTGTATATCTTCTTCTATTAAACATCTGCAGAAATCATCGTTTTTAAATGAATTGAATACTGCAACAGCATCTATTGGTCCTACACCACATTCACCGCCTTCATATTGCCAAAATTCTGTATTAATATTTAGCTTAGGTAATGGGTAAGGTATTCTTGCAATTTGTTCTTTTGCTTGTTCAACATGGTTTGCATACAGGTGTACGTCTCCAAGATTTCCAATAAGCTCATCTGGAACCATATTAACTGTAGCTGCGATTATTTCTAATAGTAATCCATAAGATGCAATGTTGAATGGTAAACCTAAAAATGTATCTACTGAACGTTGATTCCACATTAAAGAGATTGCTCGTTTAGGTACATTATATTCATCACATACTGCATGCATTACATCATCAGCATCAACTGTTTGGTAGTTTTCTTCTTTAATACTATCGTAAAGTCTAGTACTCCCATTAGATTTTAAAGCTGTTCTTTCTCTAGCGCTCAATTCTCTTGTATAAACTTGAAATCCATAATGACAAGGTGGAAGTACCATTTGATCTAATTCACCTACATTCCAAGCATTAACCATTAAACGTCTTGAGTCTGGGTTGGTTTTAAGGTCATTGATTAGGGTTGCGATTTGGTCTACTTCACTTTCTTTATAAAACATTCCGTGTCGGGCATTTCTATTTCTTTCATCTAAATTATCTGAATTAAAAAACGCTTCTTTATCAATACCATTCCAACTTCTCCATTGTGCACCATAAATTGGACCTAATTCACCCCACTTCTTAGCAAACTCATCATCTGTTTTGATTTTGTTGATGAATTCTTCTTGTGTGAATCCATAGTGGGGATGAGTTTCCATTACTGTATTTAACTCAATTTCACGTTTAGTTATCTTTTGATAGTTAGAAAAACAATCACCATCCCAGATATGACATCCATTATCAACCAAATACTTAATATTGGTATCACCTCGTAAGAACCAAATAAGTTCAGTTACAATTGATTTCCAAGCCATCTTCTTTGTAGTCAACAATGGAAACCCATCACTCATTTTGTGACGTATTTGTCTACCGAATACTGATAGCACTTCTCCATTTCTAGTTTGTTTCTTTACTCCATTATCAAGGATATCTTGAAGTAGGTTTTGATAATCTAAGTCTAGTTTATTCATTTTTTAGTTTTAAATTGTAAAGTTCATATAAAAATCCGTTTTTTTCAACAAACATTTTTAATGATAATGAAATTTCATTGGGGTTATGTTTAGACGGAGGTGTTCCGTTTATATTTGCATAATTTACAGTAAATCCATTATAAACAACATCACCAACTTTTAATTCATTTCCACCACCATAATATCTACATTTAAAATTGTTTAAATGTTTTTCTGTTATGTTAAACGTTTTCATTATTTAAATTTTATTCCTAATTTTTCGTAATAATCATTGCATCTCCATAATCTAACCACTTCAAGTTGTACTTCTATTAACGATAAACCAAGCAAAAAATTTCCTAATTTACCATAGTCTGGGTTATGTCCTAGACATGATTTAATATTATCTGATGTTGATTTGAAATGATTAAATAACTCTTCTTTACTTAAACCAGAGTACATTTTACTCATATTTAGTTCAACGTAATCAAGTTTATTTTCTTTATTTATTCCTGGTATTTTCATTTTAAATCTATTGTTGGTATTTCTTTATTCATAACTTTCATCAAAATTGTTTTGGTTTATTAGTAATTGATTATAAACATTCAATATTGTTAATTCTATTTGAAAGGCTGGTGTATGTTCACTTTTATATCTATCCCAATTGATATCAAATTTAAAAAAAGTAATACCATCTGACCACTCTCTTGGCATTGCAAATAATTGCAACTCCCAATAAATTCTCTTTGTTTTGGATAATGTTCCAAATAGTACGTATCCTATGTTCATATTGCTTTATTTGTTTGGTTTAAATTCCACACTCTTTTCATTCTTTCGTAATCATCATCCGATATAACCCCTTTCAAACCTATCCAACTACCAACACAAGTTACATGAGTTATCTCTCCCCAATCATCAACAACCCAATAATAATCATCACCACCATCAATCACATCCATTAATAAAACAACCCTATATTGTTCAATTACTAGTGTGTTTTTAAATGGTTCGAGCATTGTTTTAAACCATTCTAAGGTATTTTGAACTATACCCCATCTTTCCGCAAAATCAGAGTCCGTGTTTATTTTTTCAATAAATCTTTCTTTTGAAAATTTGTCAATTATAGTTTTTTTTGGGTCTGACATATCCCAGCTATAATCGTTTGGGTTTTCTAAATTTAATGTGTTTAAATAACGGGTGTATGATATGTCTATATCTATTTTCATTTTATATTATGTTTTTTAATCCTTCAATAACTTCCTTATTAAATTCTAAGGCAAAATCTCTTTCTATCATATTAATAAGTGCTTGTTCAGCATCTAATCCATTTTCGTTTGTCGCTAATTTAATACATTCATCATCAGTCTTATTGTGCCAAAATGATAAGTGTCTTAATAAATCAATTTTAACATTCAAGGTATTTGATTTTTCTTTAAACAATTGAATTTCATTCCAAGTTGGTTTCATATCTTGAGGGAAGGATGGGTAGTGATATTCACTATTTTTAGAGTCTCTTAATGTTATTTCACCATTGATAAACTCATTAAATCCTTCCAAAGTTAAATCTGCTATAGATTGTTTATGTTGGTCATAAATTGTAAATCTATATTCAGACATAGAGTCCAAATAATATTTAGAGGCTTTTAAAATAGCACCTTCCGAATTAAGTAAAGTTAAAGTATTTTTCATAATTCATAACTAATTTTTAGTGGAGCTGGAGGGAATCGAACCCTCGTGTAAACAACTAATCCAATAAATTCATTCACAGGTTTAGTTAATTTTTCTAAATTAACAAAATATTTGGTTTGATATATGTGAGAAACCTACCAACAAATAACTTGGTCTTGGAATTATTTTACTGGAGCTCCAACCTGCGACTCCTTAAGACACTTCTGTTCCTAGGTTACATGTGTTCCGACCCGACAAAGATTAGGCAGCTACTGCCATTTCTTCATTGCTTACGAGAGCCATTACGTCCTCGAAAGTCATTGTAGACAATTCTACAACATTATTTGCATTTAATTGCTACTTAGGATATTAAAGTGCTTCCAAAGCTAGCACTACCTGTATCACTTATTAAACTACATTATTTATCAAATCCAATGCAGCCCCTTATTTTTGTTTTAATTCTCTTTGTGTTTCTAATTTAATATCTTTTTCACGAATTGAATTCTTTTTATCATAAAGTTTTTTACCTCGTGCAACACCTAATTTTACTTTAAATTTATTATTTAGTATAAATATTTCTAATGGTATTATAGTATTACCTTTAATTTTTATTTGTTCTTCAATTATTTTAATTTCTTTTTTCTTTAAAAGCAACTTTCGTTCACGAAGTTCTTCATGATTATTAATTGAAGCATTTTTAAATTTAGAAATAAACATATTTTTAATAAATATTTCATTATCTACTATATGAGCATAGCTATCTTTAATATTAGCTTCACCTGCTCGAAGTGATTTAACTTCTGAACCTAGAAGACTAATACCTGCTGTATATTCTTTTAGTATAAAATATTCAAAATATGCTTTTCTATTAATCATTAGAATATAATTCTTCTGTTGTTAGCAAATATAAAACTTCTTTTAAATGTTTAAAATTAGTACACTTACAAACTAATTCAGGTTCTCCAAAACCATCGTTAATAGTATACAAATCTTGTGTTTTGATATTAAATTCAAAATCCCAATTTCCTCCATAATATGAAGTATTATCATCTGAAAAGAAACTGATACTGTTAAGTTGATCTTTAGTTATCATTTATCTTTAAATTTATAAATCCACACTGTATCTACTTTTTGGTTATTAGCTTTTAATTCCCAAGTTATCTCAGGTTTAGTTTGTGTTTTAATTGTGTTTTCTTTTACTTGATTTTTAATAAAATATCCTAAACTTAACATAGCTAATGCGAATAGTATTACTATTAATACTATTGCTGCTTTAAATATATCTGCTAATGCGTTTCCCATAGTTTATTTTTTATAATGCAGCAAATCTAATCATACAACCTCTAAATCCTTCCGGTCGATATTCCTCAGGATTTGTTAAAACTTTTTCTAACATGTCACGAATCATTTGTTTATCATCTTCAAGAGTTCTTTCAGGTGACCAAGTTAATGTAATACTTTGTGTAGGCGTAAGAGTTACTGGATCGTAAATGATAGGAGCAAATACACAACCATCTTTTACTGGTTGATACACTTCCATTGGGTCATACATTTTTGGAGTAAAGTTTAAAGTATAAATATATCCTACTTTATGTTTGTAAGCTGGATTGTCTGAATCTGATATTCTTAAAGACTTTGCAACTATTGGTTTTTGTTTATCTTCAGTTAATCCAGCAGGTAGTTCCATCCATATAATTTTATCAAACTCAAAATGCTTGATTAACTCTGCTTCTACTTGATCACGCTGTTCTTCAGTTAGTTGAGTAATTCCTTCAGTGTTATTACACCCATAACTCTTACCTGTGTTTCCACAAATAGATAATAATTTTTCTGTTAAATTTGATTTCATGATTTATTTTTTTATAATGTTAATTTTAACATCTCCATTAATGATTTGATCTTGCACCTTAGATGCTTCTTTAAAGTTTTTACAATCTGTTACATCCACATTGATTGTTAATCCTAGCTCTTTTAATTGTTCAGCTGTTAATGGTTTAATAGGTTCAGGTTCTACAACTTTAGAAAATGTTCTTTTAATAGGTTCTTTTTTAAAAGTATATCCTGTAATGTCAACATATTTAAGCAATTCCTTGTCACCGTCAATTATTATGCCAGGTATTTCTCCTCCAATTTTAATCATTGCTATTTTGTATCCCATCTTATGAGATAACCACTTAATTAATTTTATCATTTTAATATAGATTTTAATCATTTAATTTCAGGATGTATTTTATTTTTATGTAAAAGCCTTGTAAAGTATTCCACAACTTATACGTTTAATGTTTTATTCATAACTTTCTATTTTTTGTTCTTTATATGTTATTGTGATTAGTTTGGTTGGTATGTTATGCTGGCCTAACCACTCT